AGGATGACGCTGCCCTTGTCGGCGATGGCGTAGGAGCAGAAGAGCGCGTTGACGTCGTCGGGCACGGTGGCGATGGCCTCGCGGATGCGGGCCATGTTCTCGGGCGTCACGCGGTCATCGCAGTCGAGCCAGAGGATCCAGTCGCCGGCGGCCAGGGAAAACGACTTGTTGCGGGCCGCGGCGAAGTCGTCGATGTGCGGCAGCGTCTCGTCGCGGTTGCCGTAGGCGGCGAGGTGCAGCTTCTTTTCGGCGATGCAGTCCAGGGCGACCAGCGCCGTGGAATCGTGCATCTGATTGCCTACGGCCTTGACGATCACGACCTCGTCGACGTGGTCGCGGATGTCGCGCAGGATGTTGCCGATGCAGTGCGCCTCGTTGCCTGCGATGAAGCAGGCGGAGAGCGTGGGAACTTTCTTCGGGGTGCCTTCGATTTCGTTCATGCCTTCAGTTGCTATGCCTTCGGTGGAGTCTCCGCCAAAACGCCGCCCCCGACGTGAGTCAAGGGCGGCGCCGGCATGAGTTCCGATCGGGAAGGCGGCCGATCAGAAGCGAATCGTGAGGGTGCCGGCGACGGCGCTGGCATCCGTGCAAGTGGTCGCCAGCGTGACGCGGGCGCGAACGTAGCGTTCGCAGTTGCTGGGCACGCGGCACCGCAGCGCGGTTTCGGCCACGCCGTTGGCGCTGCCCGCAATCGTCTGCGAGACAATCGTGCGCGTCGCGGTCGTGAACGTGCTGGTCGTGCCGGACTCGATGGCGTAGGTCACGCCACCGGTCGAGGCCGCCGGCGCAATGGTGGAGCTGAGCGCCGGGATGCTCAGTTCGAGTTCGAAGCTTTCGTTCTCGTAGGTGTCGGCGCCGAGGTCAATCGCGGCGCTCTGTTTGGAGCCCGCGGCGAGCAGCGTGGTGGGCAGGGCGAAGGTCGCTGGATTAAGCGACGCGTCTTGCCGATTTCTGGCGAATTCGTTGGCCATGTTCTTGGGTAGTTAGGGGTCGCTTGGGTGAGTTACAGGGCCAGCTTCTCGTTGTTGCGAATCTGGTTGGTGACTTGGATCGGCACACCGAAGACCTCGGTGGGGATCGGCGCGGGCGTTCCGCCCGGGGTCGTGGCGGTGCGGCTGGCGCGAAGCTGGTAAAGCGAGCGCGGGGTCATGAACAGCACGTCGGGGAACATGCCCAGGTTCGTCTGGAACTTCTGGAGCAGGCTCGCGACCAGGCCATCGGTCAGGCCCTTGCCGGAATCCTCGGTCAGCTTCTTGATGCGGCCGACGCTGTAGAGGTTGCCGACTTGCAGGCCGGGATACGCCGTCAGCGCGGCACAGTAGGCCGTGAAAAGCTTGCTGTTGGCGTCGGTGACCTGCTGCGACATCCAGTCGGAGAGGGTCAGCGAGCCGTTGTTGCCCAGCACCATCTGGGCGTATTGCGGGCCGAACTTCACGCCCCAGACAGACGAGCAGGTGTCTTCGGTGCTGCCGGTGGCATCGACGACCATGTTGGTCGTATCGTGCATGCCCAGCGCGCCGGGAAAGCCCTTGCTGTCGCCGCCCGTGCCGAGGCCATACCAGATCTGGCTGCCAAGCAACTTGAGCGCGGAGCCGACGACGCCCGCGGCCTCGATGGCCTGGAGCGCGGCGGGGCCGTCCTCGTAGGCATCAGCCACGGCCTTGTCGACCTTGATCTGCGCGTCGAGGATGAAGGTCTCGACGAGGCGGTTGGTGAACGTGGATTGCGAGCCCGTCACGCCTTCATTGGCGGCGCGGAACTGCGTGGTCGGGAGGGCAGTGCGGACGACGGTCTTGTAGGACGTGCCGCGGATGGTGCGAGCAGGAAAGAGCGAGACTTCCGGCGCAAGCACCAGAGACTCCTCGATCAGGCCCACGACTTTGTCGGAGCCGTTAAGCTTCGCGATGTCGAGCAGGGTGTGTGGCATGAATCGTTTGGTTTGGGTTTAGTTCTGCCGCGCAGCAACCTGCTCGGCTTGGAAAATGGCAGTCACCCTGGCGAGGCCGGTGAGCCCTTCGCCGGGTTTCTTCTGGGCGCTGTCGGCGGCGGCTCCGGGCGCGGTGGCAACGGGAGCATGGCCGCGGGCGGCGAGTTCGCTGGCGGCGCGGAGCGTGGCGGCGTCCTCGCCGGCCTGGCGGGCGGCGGCTTCGCGGGCCTCGACCGCGGCGGTAATGGCTTCCACGGAAAACTCAGTCGCGCCGAGCGAAATCGCCGTGCCCTTGAGGCTGGCTTCGAGCGCCTTGAGCTTGGCATTTTCCTCGCGGGCTTGCAGGAGGTCGCTGTGCAACGCCTGTTCCTGCGGACTCTTCGCTCCGAGGAACGCCAGGTTGTTCGCCGCCTGCGCGGCGGTGACGGTTTCTTCCGTGATGCCGGCCTGGGCGAGGGCGGCCATCAGGAACGTGTCGCGAGCGGATTTGCCGAAGATGGTCATCGTAGTTTTTGCATAGGTTTTCCGACGTTACTGAGTTGCGCGGCCGTCCATGGTGAGAGCGGCGAGGAGGTCCGTGAGGCTGCCCACGACGCGGTCCGCGAGGCCCACGGCGACGGCGGTGCCGCCCATGAAGGTCTGCCCCTGCATCGTGTCTTCGGCCACGGTGGCGCCGTTGCGGGCGCGATTGGCCACGACGTCCGCCGTGAACATGGCGTAGATCGAATCGACTTCCGCTTGGATGAGGGCGCGGTCCTCGGGCGCCAGCGGCAGGCCGGGAATGCCCATCGCCTTGTGCTTGCCGGCCTTCATCAGCTCCAGCTTGTAGCCTTCCTGCGCCCAGGCGGCCGATTCATCGACCAGCGCGGAATAGACGCCGATGGAGCCGACGTCGGCCGTGGGCGTGACGACGATGGAATCGCAGGCGCTCGCGAGCCAGTAGGCGGCGGAGCAGCACTGGGCATCCGTGAAGGCGATGACGGGCTTGGTCTCGCTGATCGTGCGAATGAGGGACGCCAGCTCGGGAATGCCGGTCACGGTGCCGCCGGGCGAGTTGAAATGCAGGACGATGCCTTGCACGCGCGGATCGGCTTGCGCTTCGCGAAGCGTCTTTTCGGTGTCGTTGAGGTCGAGGCCGCCGCAGTCCGTTTCCATCGCGGAGAGGTAACGGGCGCAGACGCCGTGCACGGGCACGACGAGGATGCCCTCGGCCATGACGGGCGCGGCCTCCTCGTAATCTTCGGGCTGCCCGGGCATGGGCATGTGCTCATCGGCGCGGAGCCGGCCGGCGCAGGCAGCCTCGAAGGTGTTGCGGATGGCGGCGAGCGCGGCGGGCGTGATGCACCAGCGGGCGGACAGGAGCGCGGCGGCGATGCGGGGATAGGGCGTCATGCGTTGGGATCGTTGACCGTGATTTGGGGCTCCATCGGCTGGCCGACCTCGACGTCGGGGTTGAAGATGGCCGTGGGCGGCACGCCGGTTTCGGTGGCGATGCGTTCGCGGAGCAGCCAGTCGTTGGCCCGGCGGCGGAGCAGTTCCTCGGCGGTGCTGCCGTCTTCCTCGGCAATTTCGCTGAGCGAACGCAGGCCCATCGCCACGTCGGCGCGGCGGTTCTGGCTGTCGCGGCCGATGTCGACGCTGGGCTTGCTCGGCAGGGTGAAGGCGAGATTCCACCAATCCCGCGTGAAGGGCAGCGCGCCCGTGCCCAGGAAGGCGCCGGTCGCGTAGAGCACGGCGGACAGCAGCGGCGTCCAGAGGGCGTCCTGCCGCTGCGCCACGCTGCGCTGGATCTGGCCCATGACGGAGCGCACGGCGGCGCCGCCGATCTTGCTCATGTCGTGCATGTCAATCGGCCAGCCGAGGCCGCGATGCGCGCTGCGGGCAATGTGATCGAGGAAGTCGGCCAAATCGCGGTTCGGCCGCTCGGGCTGGAAGGCTTCGAGCTTGTGCCCGGCGTTCGCCTTGAAGTAACGGATCAGGCCGGCGGAGATGACTTTGTTGCGCGTGTCGATGTCGTCGAGGGACGTCACGCCGGAGCCGGCGGCGAGGTGCGCGTTCGGCAGGCCGGCGCGGCCGGATTCGTTGCTCTCGATCATGGCCACGCGGGCGGTGGCCTTCGTGGCGATCTTCTCGGCCTCGCGGATTTCGCTGAGGTCATACCAATCGAGGATGCCGTAGATCAGGCTCGGGATGCCGCGGCCTTGCGAATACCATTCGGGATCGAAGCCATGAATCACGGACTCGGCCGGCAGGAACTGGTATTGGTCGCGGACGCGGGCGCTGTAGGGCAGCAGGAAGGCGTCCGGCTGGACGAGATTATACGCCAGAGGGCGCATGAAGTCGTCGTAGACGATGCCGTTGAGGAAGATGCTGCCGGCCTTGAGCAGGCGGCCATTGGGCAGGCGCACGTCGAGCGGCAGGAGCGTTTCGCCCGAGGGCGAGCCGACGCGGTGCGCCTCCAGGAATTGCAGGCGCGGTTCGCCGGCCTCGTTCTTCGTCAGCAGGATGAAGAAGTCGCCATCGGTATCGAAGCACTTGCAGGCGATGTGGGCGTTGCGGGCGAGCGAAAAGGGCCGGCCGCGGAGGTCGCAGTTCTCGGTCCAGCGCGACATGGTCGCATTGAAGGCGTCGGCGAAGGTCTTGTCGGCGCCGAGATAGACGGGGCGCCAGGCCGAGCCGATGGTGTAATCGGCCTTCTCCTTGACCGCGCCGCGGACCTGTCCGCTGCTGGTGTAGATGTAGCGGCCATCGGAGACCATCGCCCGATGGCGGAATTGCGTGACCAGCCGGGCGATGTCGCGGCCGACCTCAGGGCGCCAGCCGCGTTGCGTGCCGTCCTGGGAGCCGGGATAAAGGAACGAACCGCTGGCGACCGGCACGCCGTCACCGCTGGCGGTCGCCTGAATCCGGCCGGCGCCGCGATTCCCCCGCGGGGAGGCAACGCGGCGCGGACGGGCGGCGGACTTCGGCGACGACATGCCTAGCGCGGCGGCCGTCCATGGTGGAAAGGGGCGAAGACCGGATCAATCTGGAAGGCAGGAAGGCAGGAAGGGAAACCAAATTTTCCCGCGCTGTTGTTACGCCGACGGGTAGCGGCCGGGGTTTACTTTTACCCGACTGCGCAGACTTCGGGCACGTTCCCCTGTCTGCTCATTTGCCCGGGTTACGGGCAAGGCTTTCTATGTTCCTGCTTTCCTGCCTTCCAAATTCATTTCCTCCGGTTGTTACCTTGCCGAGAAGACCTGTTCGTTGGGCATGACCAGGGCGTCGTCATCGACCCATGCGAGGGCTTCCTGGAGGGCGGCGATTTCCTCGGCGACGGTCATGCCGCCGCGGGGATCGTATTGCCAGGCCTTGCCGTTCACGCTGGCGCTGGTGATCTGGCCTTCGCCGGGCGTCCGCGCGATCAGGTAAGCCTTGAGGGTCGCGAGCCGGGTGTTGATCTCGGTCGCGGTCCACCCGAGGAACGGACCCGCGGGAACGGTAGCCAATGCCATGCCCTACGCGGCCGCCGTCCATGGTGGGCAGTCGAGGACGCGGAGAGGGAAGACGCGGAGACGCGGAGACAGTCAATCTGGAAGGCAGGAAGGCAGGAAGCCGGCGGATGCGCTCATTAGCGGCGGCCAAATCGCGTTCTAGTTGGCGGGCGAAGTCTAAGAACCCCTCGCTTTTCCTAGCCCTGACTAGCGCATCCGTCCTCGGTGTTGGTGTGTCGCTCATTTCAACCTCCGTTCCGCGTCTTCGATCATCGCAACCAACTGTTTCGCGTTATCAAATGCCCAACGCTCGGTTTTGATCGTGAAGTATTTTCCAGCGCCTCCGTCGTGAGATTCGATTTCGATGTATTGGCCAATCGTGCTGTCGTCGCAGCAGTCGTTTTCCTGCCCATAGGTCAGTTGCCCGGCTTCCATGACCGGCTCTTTTTTTTGTGTGTCGCTCATGCTTTTGCCTCCTTGGCTTTGGTCCATTGGTGAGTTTGTAACGTCGGGTGGTGAAATTGCTGGAATAACGCATCCCCCGCCTCCTCCAGCCGGCGGATGTGGTCCGCTTGCTCGTCAAGGCGGTCCGCGGCCTCGGCCAGTGCTGCGTTGGTCACGCCGTCCTCAGAGCGGATGTGATGCGACAAAACCCGCATTGCCAGCGCGAGCGTCTTCGTGTCGGTGCGCGGCGTTGGTCCTTGGTGATTGCTCATTCCTTTCCTGTTTTCCTGCCTTCCAAATTCATTCCTCGCTCTCCGCCGTGCTGGTCGCGGTGAGCAGGCCGCACATGCTGGCGCTGATCACCTGGCCGCATTCCATGTCGAAGGCGTGGTTGTCGGGGCGCAGTTTCTTCCATTCGTAGAACCAGCCGTTGTTCTTCGGGTGGCGCTTGCGGATCTTGGCCTCGGCGTAGGCTTGTTCGACGTATTCGCTGGGCGCGTTGCGGGCAATGGTCCAGAGCGGTTTGCCGTCGGCGCTGCGGGCCTGCCGGAGCGTGTCGAGCCGGTCCTTGGCGCCTTCGGACGCGTAATGGAAACCGACGCACCATTGCATGCCCTGATTCGACCGGCCGAGGAAGGGGTCGATGGTGCGCGGTTCGCCGAAGATGCGGCGCACGCCGTCGTGATGCGGGAAGGCCCGGGCCGAGACGCCGTTCGCGCAGAGGAAATGGTAGGCGGTGCAGATCTGGTGCACGAGGTCGGCGTTGTAGGCCTCGTCGAGCACGACGTGATTCGGCGGGATGCCGAGGCGGTTGCGCAGGGCCTCGATCTGGCTGCCTTCCCAGAGGCGCTCGAAGTGCAGCAGGCGGCTTTGCGCGTTGGGGCTCCATTGCCGGGCGACGGCCCAGAAGTGATCGCGCTGCACGTCGACCCAGAGGAAACGCATCGGCGCGCCGTCGGCCATCTTGCCCTCGTCGGCCCACGGATCACCGAGGTCGTAGTCGCCCACGGGCAGGTCGTTCGTGCGGCGCGTGACCTTCATGGGATCCCACGACTCGACGCGTTTCTTGCGGTAGAAGTCCTCGGTGGCCTCCAGGCTGCCGCGGCGTTTGGCGTTGCAGGCCGCCAGCCATTCGCCGACGAGCTGGCGCCAGTCGCGCATGAGAAAGGCGTTGCCGCGCCAGAAATGGACTTGCGGGTCGGGCGCGGGATTGCCCTGCACGTAGCCGGCGCCGCGGGCGGGGTCGTTGAGTTCGCGCAGCGTCTTGGGATCGTAGAGCGTGACCTGATGGCACGCGGGGCAATGCCAGCGGGCGGTGAGCTTCGCGACCTCGATCTTCCAGGAGCCGTCGGGCTCGCGGGTGTGCTCGTCGCTGTCCCACTTGATGCCGCCGGGCGAATCGGGTTCGCCGAATTCCAGCGGCACGCGTTCGCGGCAGTGCAGGCAGACGACGTGCCAGTTCATCTGGCTGGAGGTGCGCCAGAGGACATCGACCTCGTCGTCGACGCTCGGGGCGGTCGTGGCGAGGATGATCTGGCGCTGCCATTGGTAGGAATCGGACCGGGCGATGATCTCGGGGATCCAGCCGGGCTCGAATTGCCACGGTTCGTCGAGGTAGATCGTCCGGCCGGAGCGGCTGTTGCGGTGATTCCGATTCTCCGCGCCGAGCAGGCTGAAGGGCGCGTCAATGGCCTTCCAAATCTGCTTGCCGCCGCGCGCATCGGGATCGTGCGGGAAGTGGGCCATGACGGCGGGCACGCTGTCGCGCAGGGGGCAGAGCTTTTCGTCGGCGAGATCGGCGGCGTCCTTGCCGTTAAGGCAGTAGAAGAGCTGGCGGCCGGGCTCGACGGCGATGTTGCGGAGCGCGCGCATCTGGAGAAACAGGGTCTTGAAGACCTGCGGCGGGAACATGAGGCCGAAGGTGCAGCCGCGGCGGCGGTCCACCTCGCGGGCAATGGGCCCGAGCCAGGGGAAGTCGGCCGCCCGAAACGCGCCGTCGCCGACGCGGAGGTTGCGCTCGGCCCATTCGAGGGTGCCGATGAAGCGGGGGGCGGGAAGGGAGGACATTGAATTTGGAAGGCAGGAAGGCAGGAATCTGAAAATGTCAGTTTGAACCTGAACTGCTATGTCGCCAGAGAGAGGCGGGGGCTTGTTCGGTCCTCATAAATTGCCCTTCGCATGTGTGAGTATTGCGCCAGCCCGGTTCCATCGCAGGAGTCCGCGCCGAGTTCCTCAAAGTATTCGAGTCGGCCCGGCGTGTTGATGCGACCGACGTGGCACCACTTCCCGATCACCTTTGACGCCTTCACGATTGCCGCAGCGTGCTTGCCCATCTTCCATTCGGTTGATCCTCCAATGAACACCGCAGCGCAGTTATCCCACGGCACGTCCAGATATTCCTGCCCATCCTGGCAGACAAAAGCCACCGGCCATGCAGCAAGGCGCGGTTGCCAATGCCGGAAGCATTCGAGCGTGCGCCGGGCGCAACCGACAACATCCGGCGCGGCCACGAAACGGCAGAGGTCTTTGCGTGACTCATGCTTGGCCAGCATGCTCAGGAATCCTTTGGCCTCGAAACGGGCGAACGCGCCATTGTCCATTGCGAACATTCTTTCCGGTTGTTGCGGGTTGCGGCGGGTCAGCGGGGTAAAGAGTTGCTCGACCTCGCAGCCGAGTTCTTCGGCGCAGGCATTCAGGTCTTGGGGCGTGTCGAGCAGCACGATCATTTCATTGCCAGCTTGAGCTTTTGGCAGGCCGGGCAATTTCCGCACGGCTCAGCGCCGCCCTTGTAGCACGTCCAAATTTCGTTCGGCCGCACGCCCATCTGCTGGGCCAGGCCACCGATCCACGCTTTCGGTTTGTCGAGATACGGGGCGCATATTTCGACGTCGTAACCAGCGGCACGCACCGCCTCGTTCATGGCGTCCAAGAACGACTTCCGGCAGTCGGGGAAGTATTCGGCATCCTCAGCGTTGCACCCAATCGTCACGGTGTCCGCGCCAGCCTTGCAGGCCACGTTCACGGCTACGCTCAGAAAGACGGCGTTTCGGTTTGGAACAATCCAGCTTTGCTCTGTCAGGCCGCCAAGTTCCGGCAGTTCCATCGTCGTATAAAGCACTCCGCACCGAGCGGCGTGCTGCTTCGCCCATAGAAGCTCCTGCTTGTGTCGCTGCCGATAGTCAAACAGCAGAGCATGCAGCCGATGCCCTTGAGCTGTTAGGTCGTAAAGCATCGTCACGGAGTCCAGGCCGCCGGATAGAAGATGAATGATTGTTTTCGGGATCATCGATTTGCGTTTTGTTCCTGTTTTCCTGCCTTCCAAATTGATCAGAGTGGAAATCCCGGGGTCGTGGCGTCGAGGCGGGCGCGGGCTTGGGCGACGTAGGCGGGATTCAGTTCGAGGCCGAGGGCGCGGCGGCCGTGGGCGTAGGCGACCGCCAGCGTGGTGCCGGTGCCGCAGAAGGGATCGAGCACGAGGTCGCCGGGGCGCGTGCCGGCGAGGATGCAGCGTTGCGCGAGGGCGCGGGGCATGATGGCCGGATGCCGGGCGTAGGCGGCGGAGTCCTGATCGGGCGCGAGCGCCCATTGGTTGCGGCCATTGCGCCGGCCGCCGAGGTCGTCGGGTTCGCTGAGGGCCGCGGCGTCGAAGTAGTAGCCGGGGCCGCAACTGAAGAGGAAGACGCGCTCGTCGGTGCGCGTGGGGCGGTCGGTCGGGTTTTCGATGAGGCCGCGGGTTTTGGTCCAGACGATTTCGCTGCGGCAGGTGAAGCCCTGGGCGAGCATCGCCAGGAGGAAGCGCGAGGGCAGGCCGAGCAGGGTCTTTTCCGGCAGGGACTTGTCGCGGATGCCCCACTCGGCGTCGTTCATGACGTCGGCGAGGTTGACCCAGAGGGTGCTTTGCGGGGTGAGGCAGGTGTCGCGGAGCAGGGCGAACAGGCGGGCAAGGCGCTGGGCGTAGGCGTCGGGCGTGGATTCCCAGCCGATTTCGCAGACCGCGGCGTTGGTGTAACGATGGACTGACCAATAGGGCGGGCTGGTGACGATGGCCTGCACGGGCGCCCGGGCGGCGAGGCCGAACAGGACGGCGGTTTCCTCACACGAATCAGACCAGACCTCGGGCACGGGCATGGCCCGGCGCGGAGCCTCGGCCGGCGCGCTGGCGACGGGCTCGGGGGCAAGTTCGGGAAAGAGGGTCATGGCTGGGAGCAGGGAGCGGGGAGCTAGGAGCGGGGAGCCGAAGCACCACGCACCGCGGCAATGGCGGCATCAAACTGTTTTAGTAGTTGCTCAGCCCTGCCCCGACGCCCCGGGCGCTCTTCCAAATTGCCATGCACTGCAACCAGCAGTGGTCTCGCGGCTTCCAACGCCGCCAGCAACTCGTCGCGCTGCTCCTTGAGCGCGTCCATCTGCTCAACGTAGTCGCGGCATTGACGATCCGCACAAAGCGCGGCGTATTCCTCGGACGAGATTCGGCCAGCGGAAATCAACTCCGCTCGGGCACCCCGGACAACACCTTTCCAGTATTTGCACTGCTCCCGCGCCTCGTCGCGCTGGCGCTCAAGGTTTTCAGCGAATTCAGCACTGACGAACCATTGCGTTCGCGTCCATCCAGGCCCTGCGTTGCAAGGCATAAACTTTGCGGCATGTGTTTCCGGTGTTGGGCTTTGGTCACTGCTCATTGGTCATTCCTTTCCTGTTTTCCTGCTTTCCAGATTCATCTTCGTGCCCTTTGCGTCTTCGCTGTTCATATCGGTTCCTGCGCGGGGGTGATGGCGCGGAGGTTTTGGCGGAGGCGGAAGACTTCGCCGTGGCTGACGCCGAAGATCTTGGCGAGCGACCGGGTGCTGTAGGCGTGCTGGCCGTGGGGCACGAATTCGGCCAGGGCGATGGCGGCGCGGAGGCCAACGCGGCGTTCGCTGGTCTCGGCTTCGGTCTCGGCGGGGCGGCTGGCGCCCCGGCCGGTGGCGCGGTAGTCGGCCGGGCGGGCGCCGCCGATCCAGAGGAGGACGCGCTCCAGAACGGTCCACTCGGCCGCGGAGTCGGCGTGCTGGCGGCTGAGGTGCCACACGAACAGCCGGCGGGTGTCCTCGGGGCTGACGGCGCGGCCGAGCACGGTCTGGAGTTCCTCGCGGGCGATGTCCTCGGGGCGGTCGAGGAGTTCGTGCGGGAAGTCGACGGCGGGCTCGCGTAGCCGGACGGCCGGGGTGCTCAGGTCTTCGGGGTGCATGGCGGGTTTAGGCAGGGAGCTAGCAGCTAGACGCAGCGGCAGGCAGCCAAACGGCTCCGGTGGTGATGCGAGTCTCCCAGTGACGGAACGGGAGGGCGACGGCCTGCTCCATGGATTCGCGCGCCTTGCGAGCAATGCGCTCGCGCTCGGAGGCAGGGACGTGCGGCAGGTGAACGATCACTTCGAGGCTGAGGCGCACGGGGCTGCCGGGATCGGCCTCCGTCGCTTTGCCCACGCTCGCTTCAGCGTTGGCCTCTTCCTTCGCCACGGGGCGAAGCAGAGGGGAGTCCGAGGTGTCCGTTGATTTGGTTTGGCTGTCGGTGTTCATGCTTGGGGATCGGTAAGGGTTTGGGCGCGGCGGGCGGCGAGTTGGTCGAGGCCGGCGGCAAGGTGGTCGGCGATGGCGCGTTCGCAGGCGGCGGGCACCCAGGGAGGCAGGCCGATGGCGGCGGCGTGGGCGAGGGCGGCGTTGACGGGATCGAGGAGGGCGCGGGTGATGAGCGCGGTCTCCAGGTGATCGGCGATCTCGGTCTCGAAGGGGATGTTGGTCAGGCGCGCGGCGAGGTGGTCGCGGGTGTGCTGGATGCCGAGGCAGAGGCGGTTGATGAAGGCGTGGAGGACGCGCTCGCATTCGACGCGGGTGATGAGGTCGCCGGTGTCGATGCCGAGCTTGGCCTGGGCGAGCCGGGCTTGGAGGGCGGCTCCGTGGAAGGCGAGGTAGATCTTTTGCCAGCGGGTGAATTCGCCGTGGGCCTCGGCATCGAGGGCCGCGCGCATCTTGCGGCCGGCGAGGGCGGACCAGGTTTCGAGGTCGCCGCGGCGTTGGGCGAGGTCGGCGCTTTCCAGGGCGGTCCAGTCGGTGGCGAGGGCGGCTTGGATCCGGGCGTC